TGTTCATCTAGCAAGTCAGCTATATTGTTTGACTTCTTTAATTCAGAAAGAGTTAACATATGAATCCTCTAATGATTAGTACCCAGTGTACTCGTCTCGGTCGAATGAGTCGCGGGCATCTACCATGTCTTCATCGTCCATCGGAATTGTTATGTAGTCAATCCCAGTGGTCAAAAAGTACCTCATGGCGTCCATCGCGTGGTCATTCTTCTTTACTATTTCGCCTTTTTCGTCTCGTCTATACGTGCGTATTTCTGACAAGGTGTTTTTAAGCGTGTTAAATATCTTTAGCTGACCGCATTCAAAGAGCTGGCCTATCCTAAGGATACCGCCTTCTCTGTCTCTCTTATCGGCTTTAACGAGGTTTAAACCCTCTTCTTGATACATGTCGAAGATCTTCTTGCCATCTGATAAGTTTGCACCAGCAGGATCAGACGCCCCAGTCATCCAGTTGCCTCTTGCCTTAATAGCAGATGCATGGATAGCCGGGTGTGCTTCCGATTGGTAGTGCTCAGAGTACAGGTAAATAATCTTAGTATCAGGGTCCATTGCTCCCCATATAACCGCAGTTCTGCTCCAGCCTGTGTCCATACCGTATCCTTTAGACCACCAAGATGGTATAGGGAACGGTTCACACGTTATGTTTTCTTCTAAGTATGGATATATTGCTCCAGCACCTAATGATGGAATACCCTTACTTCTAGCTTCTCTCTCATGTCTTGAGTAAGACGCTAATATATTCTTTTTTTGGGTCTCATCTAAGTGAGGTACTTCAGACCAATCAACGTTAGTAACATATTTGTTACCATGTATGCCGTTTCTAGGGAAGTTACCGTCAGGTAGAAATGACAGCACCACATCTGATAAGCCAAATAATGGCGTAAACGTACAGTAAATGATTCCGGGGTTATACTTATCCATCAACCGAGTTAGACACTCAGAATATACTCCGGGGTCTGTGGGTTCCTCATCCAACCATATAACCTGCTTTTTGGTTCCCTGAAAAGATATACGACCTTGCTCATATGACTTAAAAGTACACCGGCTCATTCCACCTGATGCATGTTTAACATATACGGTTTCAACTGCATCGGCAACACCGGGCTTTTTAGTTATTCGGTCAATTTTATCTTTAGGAATCAATCCTGTTCCTAACGAATTAATATCTCCTAGCAGTTCAAACTGTTGAATTTCTTTTGTTGACTGGTTAGATATACCAGCAGCCCATGCGTCTACAGCATTCTTAAATCTTTTACCTGTCCACCAAGCTGGATAGTCGCCAGTTAAATGTACGGCTAACTCGTATGCTCCCGTCATGGTTTTACCTGTACGGTTAGCTGCTACGAATGCTCGTTCTTGATATGTCCTGCCTGCATCCATAAAGGCTACGTGTTTCGGGTAGCATTCTCGGCGATATGGACCATCATCTGGAAACAGTGCTCTAATCTTATTGTGAACTAGATAGCTTTCCTTGGCTTCTAGTAGCTCAAGTAATTCTTTCAACTCCTTCTCGTTCGTCGACATTGAGCACCACTCCTAATGATTTAAGCTTCTCTAATTTCTGAGCAATCTTATCTGTTATCTGGTCGGAAGTAAGGTTTAACGTGTTGAATGTTATTTCCGTTGGGCCACTGCCTGAAGAATCTCTCTTGTAATCTTCTTTAAACTTGTTATTCATTACCAGAGCATACGTAGTGGCATTAAAGTTGGGTATCTCTCCCATCATACCTTTCATGCCTATGCCTTCTAGTAATGCTTGGCTGACTACCTTAGCGTACTCAACCGCTTCTCTAAATTCTGGATAATCTTTCTGCCAGCGATACCAAGTATCTTTTGACTTAACTCCTATAGCAATCATTTGAGCAGGTATGTGACCACCTTTAGAGGCAGCTTCAATCACCATATCGCAATACTCTGGCTTATACTTACATTTTGGACCTGTAGGTAATTTGTCAGTAGATAGGATGATCTCTTGATTGCTCATCTGAATTTATTCCTGAGTTCTTTCTGAAGTGTTTTAATGTCGGCTACAATAGTATATTCAACTTCTTTAACTACTTTAATTAAATCTTTTATGTCGTCTCTGATGTCCTTAATTTGAGATTCTGCAACTGCTTGACTAGTTTTTAACATAGCTACTTGTTCCTTTAACGTATCTACATCACTAGCATGTTTTTTAAACAAATAGGCAAATAGCCCTAGTACTGAGATTACAATCCAGTGGAACGTGGCTTTAATAAATTCCCACAATTCTGTTTCCATTGGGTGTGTTCCTTAACGAAGAAAAAACCCTCCTGACGTTCTCTGTCGAGAATAGAAGGGTTTCGGAGATGAAGTCTTTACTTAGTGAGAGCACCCACTAATTTTTCTTTACTTAGTAAAAACGATTAGCACTTTTTCTTGCCACCGCCTTTACCTTTCATTTTACCCATTGGTTTTTTCATTTTGATGTTCCTTTCTTCAATGCTTCTTGAAGTATGGTAAACGTCTTAGGTGATATGGAACCACCTAGCCCTTTTCTCACGACAGCGTAGAACTTGTCTTCGTCTATCTGAGCCTGTGTAGCAGGAACCGTAGTTACTACTATGTCCTGAGCTTTAGCCTTTGTTAACTCTACTTTATACTCTCTGCGCGCTGAGAAGAAATCACCTAGTCCTGAGAATATACCGTTTATTACTGGAGCAGATACTGATATACCCCAAACTGTAAACATGATAGCAATACAAGACTCTACATACCATTGAGGCATGCCACCTAAGTTATTAAAGATCTCTTTAGAAAACTCAGGTGCTACCACGCCAACCATAAACGGTCCAAACCACATAATGAAAGTAAAGTATTTAAACAGGCTTGAAGTTGCCTGTACTATGGTTGCGTTTAGATTGAGTTGGGCGGTAGCAATCTCTTTAGCCATTGAGAGCTTGGCCAGTTCTATCTGGCGTTCTGCCTCGTTCTTGGCTGTTAATATATCGTTTTTTTGCTGAAAGTATTTACCAATTAGCCCCGGTAAAGATGCTAATAACGGAACTAATAGTGCAAACATATCTTTCCTCCACCAAGGGTAAGAATCTACTATGTGACCTTAACCCTTTGATTTGCCTTATGTTTTTATCAATATGTGTCTGTTAGTCCACATAGTGAGTTCTTACCCTTAAGAAGAATCATATCATAGATTAACTAGCTTGTCAATACCTTTGTGAAAATAAATTGTTCCGTGCGTTAAATCGAGGATGCGGGGACACCCTAGGGTTATTACTAGTTGTTTAATCTAGTTGAACCCTAGAGTGTCTACTAGGTGTTTACTCTAGTGTACTCCACAGTATACTATATAGTGTTTTTACCCTTGACCGCTTCCACTTAGTATATCAACATGTTATCGACTTGTCAATACCTTTTAGAAAATAAATATCGTACTAGCCAGTTCTTTTAACAATCAATAACTTACCTAATTATCGTACCGCGTCGTACTAGCTTTCCTTTTATGGAGTCCGATATTACCCTCCCGCCCAAAATTTTTAGGCCGACTTTGATGTAACTCTATGATAAACACTGCTCAATACCAAGTCGAGAAATAGTTGATAGTGGGGGAGCGTCAGCGACCGACTCTTTTTTACTTTTGGGACGACCTTTTGGTATAAACCTTAAATTTAACCCTCCCCTAGTATAGTATCTAGTAGTCATTTCTACCAGAGAGCTAACCAATAAGCACCATCTAGTCAGCAGCTGAGGCGGGCACCCTTGTTTCTAGAGCCATATAGCCACCTAGAAGCCACTATCTATTGCACCCTAGGGGTTGCCCTCCATATAGTTCTGCGCGTTACTATGCCCCTCCTTATGTTCTTATAGTAACAATAGGTGTAACTATAGGGTTGTCCTAGAGGGTGGAACCTCCGATATGCTGCTTCGTCTCCTCTGGAGTCTTCGCAGAAGACGGAGTAGCTGCTTTGTATGGGTTCTAGAGTGTCCATATATCTGGTGAATTAGTTCGTTATGGTAATCTGGCAGGTTCAAGAGTGTTCATATATAAGGGGGATCGAGGGGTACTTTAACCATTATTCAGTTACTTACCAATATTATTTCTATAGTTACTTGACATTTACTGTACAGTTACTATACTTTATAAGTAATGGTTAACCTTGGAGCTTTTACCATGAAAACAAAGACAAAGTGTCACTTAGAAGCAATGCAAGAAGTGTTTGAGTTAGTACTAATAGGTTCTATGATAGCATTAGTAGCAGATACATTGTGGGTATTTCACGACATAGCAACCAATGGCATGAATATTTACTATGGAGTTATATCAACAGGTTTGATATCAGCTACCGTGGTGACACTGAAGGCCACATTGAAACACCACAGGGTTAACTACAAGAAGATAACCACAGAGTTATTAACATCTAAGCTTAAACTACAAAAGAGGAAAAACAAAAGAAAATAATTAAATCTTTACTATTTATTTACACATATTTACTACATATTGTACAGATATGTGCCATACTTAACATAAGAGGATATGACATCTGGTCTTGAGAATCCGAGTGAAATGCCCCATCAGAGATGATGGTCTAAACAGAGAAGATCAAATGCCCCAAGTGATCAAAGACTCTAAAGATACAAAGGTTGGTGGAAGTAGGTACCCCCTACAAGAAGCAGACAAAAAGTAAATGGTCTGGAGAGAATCGGGATGGAGTAACCCGAAAGGTGCGAAGAGAAGACAACCGGTTGGACCAATACCCAACAGCGTAAGGAGTCTTCCCCCAGCCACCAACCTAAGGTTAAACAGGTTAGTTACCAAGTGCCTTGATTCGAACAGGGTACTTGAATAAAAAACCTAACGGAGAATAACATGAGTGCCTTATTTATAGCCAGCAACAAAATGGTAATTATTAAGACAAGAAATGGCGGAGAGGTCTTACTAAGTAACAACAAGCCAGTTGCTGGATACTCTCCAGAAATAGGCTGGTACAGAACCTCAGCAGTTTTAAGAGGGCATGCAGGCAAGCACATAGGTAGATACCTATTAGGCATAGAAAGCTTCAGCAAAGTACCACAGGAGTACATACATGAACAATTAAAATAGAGGACACTGTATGATTATCATATGTGAGCATTAATAGAGACAATAGAGCTAACACTTACTGGCTCTATTATCAGATGGTAATATCATAAAGAAGCCATATGATAGCAACAGCAACGTTAATAGCAGGTGGTAATACACCATAGCATAAAATACGAAAGAAAAGATTCAGAAACGACTGAGGAAGAAACCATGAAATTACTAATAGATTTAAAAGAAGAGTTTACCGAGCTGCCTCCGTCTTCTGCGAAGACTCTGGAGGAGACGAAGCAGCAGTTAGTAAGAAACATATTTGGTAAACCACATAAGTTAGATAACGGTATGTATGAAGTAGAGTTTGACAACAAAGACTTCTTTTGGGTAACAACGTTAGCAAACTCTTTTGAACAAGCCAGATTCGTGTTTGTAGACGATAATGGCAGAGTTAAAGAACTAGATTACAAGGCTGGAAGATACATAGATTTAGGAGGAGAATATGAACTTGTATGACGCCTTGATCTTGATTTCTTTAATAATATGGGTCATACTTGTACTATTAGGATTAATAATATTCATATTAGTTATATTTATTATAGAGGTTATTGGAGGTGTATCATGTTGGTGCTTGTACGTAAAGGGGAAAGTTATGAAGGTAGTATGCCGGAAATAGCTAAACTTAAAGATGAGATACAAACTGGAGTACTGGAGCTAAACGCTTACGCTCAAAGAGGTGCAAAGCAAAGTTTCATGAACATAAGACAGCAAGTCAACCATAAAGTTGACAAATATATCCAACTTAAAACATTACGATTAGTATAAGGGGAATACCATGAAGATTACAAGAGAGGTGCTTAATGAGTTCTCCAGACGTAGACAGTTGGACGAACAAATAAGCAGAGAATTAGCCAGTGACGAAGAGTTCAAGAAATTAGACAAGGCTGAGAAGCTAGAAGCAATACAAAGATTAAATGAACTACTGAGCCACCATATAACGCTCATAGAAGGGGATTAAGCCATGGATAACTTTGAGGTACTGCAAGAGCTTGACAAAAGGGTTTATGGGCACCAAGACGCTAAGAAAGCCCTTATAACAAGCATAAGAAGAAGCAAAGACAGGTACTACCATAAATGGGCGTTACTTAGGAATAAAGAAACATTGGTGGCAAAGATGAACGTACTACTTTTGGGGCAAAGTGGTACTGGTAAGACCCATCTAGTCGAATCTTTAGCTGACATTATGGATTTTCCAGTTATACGATTAGACGCCACCAACTTGACACCATCAGGCAATAGCGACGGGGTTAACCATAAGGCAATAGTTAAGTTAATAACCGAGAATGCTAGGAAAGAAATGGATAGAAGGCCCCATAGATATCACAGCCTTGAGGGAACGATAGACCAAACAGTGATATTTGTGGACGAGATAGATAAACTGGGAGTTGCGTTTGATTCTTCAGGTAACTGGAATAAGCAAATACAAGCCAGTTTACTGACGCTGGTAGAGAACAAGGCAGAATTTTCAGGAGTTACTTGGATTTTTGCTGGAGCCTTTGCTAAGCTGTATGTAGAGGAAGTAAAAACTAAACAAATAGGTTTCTTTGAGCACACAGAAATGGCTAAGAAGAAGGAAAAGAAAGATATAACTAAGGCAGGTATAATACCAGAACTAGCAGGACGAATAAGCTGTATTAAAGAATTGGACGTGTTTACCAAAGAGGATTACCGTCACATCTTAAATACATTGCTTATACCAGAGATTAACGCCACTTTGGGACATATTGATGTGGATTTAACGGGAGATCTGCTGGATGGTATAGTACTGGAGGCCATAGAGAACAAGCAGGGCATACGAAGCATGAGAAGGTCTTTAAACGAAGTGTATGCTGAGGCAGAGTTTAATGATTGTTTTGTAGAAACCAGAACGTTGACACATCAACAATGATAGGAGAACACCATGAAGAACTTAATGATTTTGATACTTGGTTGTGTTATTTCAGGAGTATCCTTTTCTGGGGGTTCTTCATGGGTAGTGGAGACCTCAGGATCACTAGATGATAACAGATTTGGGTCAAGTATAGAGACTGTAACTACTTATTCGCCACCAACAACTACTTATGGGAACGAGCCAGCTGGCTACGCCTCCTCCGGAGGCTTCGCAGAAGACGGAGCAGCATTTTTTGATGGTCAGACTGTAAATGATATAGCCAGTCCACCTGCTGGCGGGTTTAACACTACTACAGTTATAGAAGGGGTAGACTATGAACATAAATAAGATACTTAAAGAACATAAATTATGGTTAGATACTGGAGGCAAAAAAGGGGTGAAAGCTGATTTGTCAGGAGCTGATTTGTCAGGAGCTAATTTGTCAGAAGCTTATTTGTCAGAAGCTTATTTGTCAGGAGCTAATTTGTCAGAAGCTTATTTGTCAGGAGCTTATTTGTTAAGAGCTAATTTGTCAAGAGCTAACTTGTCAGAAGCTAATTTGTCAGAAGCTTATTTGTCAGGAGCTAATTTGTCAGGAGCTAATTTGTCAAGAGCTAATTTGTTAAGAGCTAATTTGTCAGGAGCTTATTTGTCAAGAGCTAACTTGTCAGAAGCTGATTTGCACAAGGCTAATTTGTCAAGATCTAATTTGTCTTTTGCTAACTTGTACAAAGCTGATTTAAGAGAAGCTAACTTAAGTGCTATAATAGGAATAGAAATAATAACGGCTACTTTGTTTAAACATACTGCTATTGCATACAGTGATAGAATACAAATAGGATGTCAAGACCACTCAGTTGATTATTGGATAGAACATGGTGAGGCTATTGGTGTAGAAAATGAATATGATGACTATGATATAGAGAAATATATGTTATTTATTAAATATGTTAAATCAAGGGGAATACTGAAATGATTACTATAAGCTTAGAACTAAAAGATGTTATAATACATGAAGCACTAGAAAGAGTAGAAAAGGAATTATATAAATTTGCTATGGAAAACTCACAGTATAACCAGTCAAAAGCTGCTAAGTTATTAAACGTGAGTAGAGGAACTTTGAGAACTAAATTAGACCAGTATTTTCCGGGAGTGTTTTTGACGCATAAAGAGGATTGATATCATGTATAACTTAATGTACACAGATGACTTAATAGAAGAATTCGAAGAGCACCTCAATACCGAATTTGGGGACTTCGAAGTGGCAGGAATAGAGTTTAAAGCGGGGGATATATTAAGAGAACTTCATCGAGATGCTTACCTCAAGGAACTTGGATATTACATTCAAGAAAACTTTGAGGTAGAGCATCAGGAAGGTGAACCATTATATAGAAGGAATGAACCAGAAGTAGACCACTGGGAAGATTAACCATCAATATAAATGAATGTTCCACCTTTAATAAGGTCGATTATCATGTTGCTAAGAGCTGGGTCAATTGCGGGGCACCCCCATGATTGACCACATCGACCATTACGTTTAACATAGGAGTCACCAACGTAATCGGCAGCATGAATAACTATGGAACGAGCACGAACCATGGAATTACACTTGTCAAGGCCGTCAAGTCTGAGGCTTCTTCCGTGTTTACCATGGTAGACTTCTCCGGTAAGCATGGCACCGAGGCTACTCTTACGGCTACCTATGACGTTTGAGAAGTATTTTGCCATAGATAAATCGGAAGGGTCGCTGGACTTAACACCATGAGAGACATATAGAGCGTCTAATAGGGCACCATTTTTAACAATGAAGAATCGTTTTTTATAGGAGGGTACCTTGAAGTCAATAACAACCATAAGGTCTGGTTTGACTATTTTGGTTTTATGGAAATCAAAAGAGGCTTGAGCATGCCCTAGGGCAACGTTATAGGACGCTAGGTCAATAGATTGATTAGACATAAGGGCACCATAGGAGTTAATAAAAGAAGGGGTCATGTTATACTATAGGTAGGTTATCCCGTGTCTGGATAGCCATAAGGTTGAATCGGGGGAAGTAATCATATGGAACAAATCCGGCACTATTAGTTACACCATATAGTAACCATATAGTGTCTAATTAGTTGTTTTATCACTTGACCCCTACCATATAGTATACTCTGATTTTTTGGTTTGTCAAGTGTTTTTAACCAAAAAGTAAAAATAAATATTTTTACCATATTTTTCATTAAATTAACTTTACAGGAGGAAAGTAACGTAGTATAATTAATCTAACATAACAGCGAGGTAGTTAAATATGCCAGTAAAAACAAAGGACTTAATAGAACAAGCAGAGTGCTTTGGGCTTATCTGCATAGTTAGATCTACCGAGATAACTGTTATGGGCACAAAGTACACACTTATTTTTAAACAATTGGAGAATGAAGAATGTCAACTAATACAAATTATATAACATCACCAAAAGGCGAAATCATTTTTATGGCGTTGAACCGTAAGGTAGCAAAAGCCATGACAGAAGGTTCGCCAGAAGGTTATATGATTAAGTTACGGTTTAACTCGAACAATAAAGACCATGCAGAGTTTAAGGCAGCAATAGCAGCCATTAACCCAAACTTAATTGGAACACGAAACATTGAAAACAAAGGGGACTTTACAGTGCGAGCTTTCTCTTTGTTTGCACCAGAAGTTGTAAACGGTAATGGGGACGCTATGGAAGAGATACCAAACTTTTATAAAGACTCTAAGGGAACTGCTACTATGGTTGTTCAGCCATACACAGGCAACTCCTTAGGAGGCACTATTACTTTAGCAGGGGTGGTCATACATGAGTTAGACTCTAGTGAAACTGGAGCAGATAAAAACTCATTGTTAGACCAGTTACGAGGAGCTTTAAAGAATGCAGCAAACAACTAAGTTGAGAAACTTAGTAGCTATCGACTTTGAGACTCATCTAATTGGTAAGGGTGCTGTATATCCCAAACCTGTGTGCGTGTCCTCCTATGATGGGAGGCACGCTTTTCTTTATAGAAAAGAAGAGATGGAGCCGTTCTTGAAGGATGTGCTACTATATAACACCATAGTTGCTCATAATGCTACGTTTGAGTGTGGAGTCATATATCACCACTTTCCTGCATTAAGAGAGCTTCTATTAAACGCATTAGATGGAGGGAGGATAATATGTACTCTCATTAATGACCAGCTACTTAACGTCACCAGAGAGAAGCCATTATTTAAGCTATCCTTAGCCGATTTGGTTAAGCATTATTTTGATGAAGACATTAGCGAAACAAAAACTGAGGATTCTTGGAGGTTGAGATACTCGGAGCTAGAAGATGTAGAAGAATGGCCAGAAGAAGCCGTTAAATATGCTTTAGACGACTCTATATGGGCATATAAGATATTTAATGAACAACCTGATACGGAGAGCAAGCTATCAGTCCAAGCCTCTGTATACTTAAATTTGATGGGTTCTAAGGGCATGCAGGTGGACTTAAATAGAGTTCAGCAGCTGAAAGATGAAATAATGGTTTATCTAAACCCAAGATACGATTATTTAATAGAGCAAGGATATTGTCAAAAAGTTTGTGGGGCAGTAAAGAAAAAGACTAAGCAGTTAAAAAACTATCTCGAATCAACAGGGATAGAACTAAGACAATCAAGAAAAGGAGGAGTGAGCATAAAGTCAGAAGACTTAGAATTTTACATCCACCAGAAACCGGATGATAAAATCATACAGTCTTTTATAGACATTGCAGAATACGAGAAAGTGCTAACAGCTTATATCTCCAGACTGGACGATACACCAGTTCATAGCCAATATTCTACGGTTAAATCGACTGGTAGAACATCGGCTAGCGGATCGAGCTTTTACACCTCTCTTAATATTCAGCAAATGCCTAGAGAAGTTCCTAATGTCTCGTATGACATCAGAAACTGCTTTGTGCCTAGAGAGGGCATGAAATTTGTTTCTATAGACTATGCAGGCCTTGAACTTGCATCTACGGCACACCAGCTCTATACTGTTTACAAGAAGTCTGACATGATGGAAAAGATTAACAGTGGCAATGAACCTGTTGATATGCACTCTATGTTAGCAGCTAAGATTAAAAGAGTGAGTTATGAAGAGTTTATAGCTCATAAGAAAGAATGGAAAGAGACTAGACAGCTAGCTAAACCTATTAACTTAGGGTTTCCGGGAGGCATAGGATATGACACCATGAGGGGGCTGCTGTGGCAATCTGGTATTAAGACTAAATTTAATATTTTACACCGAGAAGCCAGCAAGCAAGCTTTAGTCATATTGTTATATCAGTTAAAGGCACCAGATGTAAGAATAGCTAGAACAGATGTTGATGAATGGGCGTTAGTACAAGATGAACTTGTAGTTCTTAAGAGAGAGTTTTTTGACCTCTATCCAGAACTTGAGAGATTCTTGAAAGATGGCCATAAGAAGTACATAACCAATAAGTCAAAATGGGTCATGAATGACTTTGGTGAGTGGGAAGAGGAGCCTATGTATGCTTATGACATATATGGATTCAAGAGAGACTATTGCACCTATACGGCTTTTTGTAATGGGTTCTTGATGCAGACTCCTTCGGCGATTGGAGCCAAAAGAGCTGTGAACAAGATTATGCGAAAGTATCATGACCACCCAGATATATCGCCATTAGCGTTTATTCATGACGAGATTATCTTTGAGGTTAAGGAGGATAGAAAAGATTTGGTTGACGATGTAGCAAATGACATGATAGATGCTATGCAGTCAATCTTAAGTACGGTTCGAATCACTGTAGAAGCCAGCATGATGGACTATTGGCAAAAAGCCGATGGGTTTTGGACTAAGCAGTACTTTAAAGATCCTCTTATTAGGAGAACAAAATGATTGCCAGAATAATAGCTATAGCAGTATTGGTGGCCATAAATGCAGTTATATGGTTCGTAGGCATTAATGCCCTAATAGGAAACGTGGGAGTAGGTTAAGATGAATAGACAACAAGCCTCAGATATATTAGATGCTGCATACCTAAAAGGGGATGGAGATTGGATAGCCATGAAGGACTATTTAGTTGATTCTATTAAGGAATCTTTTGAGCTAGGATATCAAACAGGATTAAACAAAGGGTGGGCTATAGAGCAAGACGCAGACAGATGGAGCTTCATAGATAGATCCCAAAGTCAAGATTGTAGAAGCAAACTGGTAGATGTTGCAGAAATGCAAGACGGTAAATACAGAGAGGTCGACGATGAAATAGAAGCAGAGGCAGAGTTCTTTAGTGACTTTGAGTTAGATGAGTTTGCTGATATACACGATATAGTTGAAGATATAGAAGACGAGTGGGATGACTTCAATGCAGACGACTATGTTAAAGATTATGTAGATAAATTTGACACCGACGTAGATTTTTGGATAGATGGAGACATCTGGAAAAAAGAGGTGGAGAATGAAAATCTATAAAGTAGACAATGAAGATGATTGGCATACTCTCAGGAAAACATGCATAACAGCATCAGAAGCAGCAGTACTAGTTAGCTTAAACCCATACAGTAGTCCGGGTAAGCTTAAGCAAGACACAGGGTTTAAAGGTAATGCGTTTACATTTGTAGGGCAGGTTCTTGAACCGGTGGTTGTAGATGTAACTAATAGGGTATTAGGCACTAACTTTAGGCTATTTGATGATAAAGGAGGAAAAGTATTCTACGTTAAAGATTCATTAGGGGCAACACCTGACGCTACTGACGATACAATGCTGCTGGAGTGTAAGTCTACTCGGCCTGAATCGTTTATTAAGTACAGTGTGGCACCTCCTTTAATGTATCTAATTCAGCTACAAGTGCAGCTTCATTGTACAGAGAAGAAAGAAGGGTATTTAGCTATCATGAGTACTGATTTAACACAGAAAAGTGACCAAATAATTTGGCCGATAGTAGTGTATAAAGTACAAAAAAGTGATACAATATGTAATATACTACAAGAAGAAGCTAAGAGGTTTTTTACAGGTGAAAAGTTTAGAGCAAGAAGCGATTACAAAAAGAAAGTAACTTTATTGTTGCAGCTTTGTTGTGCTAAAGTTTATTCATAGGAGACTATATGAAAGAGTTAGAAGATCGATACTCGTTTACTATGATGCAATCTGACGGTGTTGAAATAAAAGTAAGTTCTAGTAAACAAAAGCTTGATGATGTACTAGAAGATTTTAAGACATTCCTGTTAGCTTGTGGATATTCTGAGAGATTAGTGGAGACTATGGGATATGAACGATAGAGAAGCTGGAATAAGAAAAGGGCAAGCCACCAACTTGGCTATTAATGACGCTATAGCAGCCAGACGAGCTGATGATATGAACTATGTGTTAAAAAGATATGTTCATTATTATAACTTATGTGCAATGCTACAAGGGTTATCTATAGAAGACGTAGAAAAGCTATTGGAGGAGACTAAATGACAGAACGTGCTTTAAGGTATAATGAGGGTAAGCCTGAGCTTAGTCAAATAGATCTTAACTATTTAACAGACTGTGCTAGAGTGTTGTCGTTCGGCGAGCAAAAATATGGGCGAGACAACTGGAAAAAAGGTTTTCCAATGAGTAAGTTGTTAGACAGTTTATTAAGGCACGTATCAGCACTACAGCGTGGAGAGTTTATAGACGAAGAAAGTGGGATTGATCACATTGGTCACATTCAGGCTAATGCTATGTTCTTAAGTAATCCTAAAAATGAGCAGGACCTTTAAGGAGATGAGATGAAACTATTAGAGACGTTCAAGAAACAGTACCAGAAAAAGAAACAGCAAGAAATGTCCTTAGAGGAATTTCTAGAGGGTTGCAAGAAAGATAGTTTGTTCTTTGCCTCTCCTGCTGAAAGGATGTTAAAAGCAATTGGGGAACCAATTAGAATTAACACAGGTGTTGACCCAAGATTAAGCCGTATATTTGGTAACAGAGAAATTAGGACTTATGAAGCGTTTAAAGAGTTCCATGGTGTTGAGGATGTAATTGACCAAGTGGTTTCATTCTTTAAACATGCAGCTCAAGGTCTGGAAGAATCTAGACAGATACTATATCTCTTGGGGCCAGTGGGATCTAGTAAGAGTTCTATAGTAGAACGACTTAAAGCTTTAATGGAACAAGAACCAATATATGTGCTAGTAGATAAAGATGGGGAACACA